TCCTGTTGATTAAAAGTCATGCCGTGTTGAGTACCCGTAAATCCTACCTTCACTTAGTTCATCCTTTCAGTTTGTGGCCGCATCACCGATCATACAGTGATTATACCACACGAACGCATGTTTGTCAACCAAACTGAAAATTTTAAGCCGGGCCGCTCAGTAATATTCGTGATACTACCAAGCGGCGGTTCGGCAGAGCCGTTATAGTTCAAATGCTGTAGCTATTTCCTCGAGTGATTCGTAATTAGTCCACTGATATTCTACAGACTTACCACAGACGCAGCTAACACGAACAGCAGCACTCGCGCCAGGACTCACAGCGCCAGTTTCTTTATTCACGTATTCGTCGTAGGATTCATCTGAGATATCAACCGAGAGCTCATGTTCCTCCTCATCTTCATGCTCGGCAGCAAAATCAGCTATATCCAATTCCAGGTCGAATGAGTACTCACCAAGATCGCTGTCGCATTCAGCGCAAGTGAAAGTAATTACTACCTCACCATCAACCTCACTGTTAGTGTCCAGGTCCACTTGTGAGGAATAGAAATCACCTTCGAGTTTCAGTTCTTCTTTGCAGTTAGGGCAGATCATTAGTTATTTTCCTTAGTTATTCAGGCACTTCGTTACGGTCGTTGATAAGTTGCTGCACATTGGCAAGCATTGTAGCAGCGTTAGTCAGTGCAGCTTTCTCTGCACCCTCACACATATCGAGTATACGTTCATCTGCTGCTTGTAGCAGCTGGAATACTTCGTCATCGGTAAAAGTAAATCTATGCATGGTAATCTCCTGTTACTATGGCGCGGTGGTTCGGCGAAGCCGTCTTAATCAATATAGTCAATCAGCCTCAGCTGATTGAAACAGTCAGAACATTGCCACTCAGATGAATGCTCACAATCGTGTGCTTCACACGACCACACTTCATCACAATCGGGACATTCATGGAAGTGTTCATTCATGCTTGGTTTCCTTTTCGTACCAATGTACGAGCTCAGTTTGAAACAGTTCTTGCGCTAGCTCTTTGGCTAGAGTACTTGCATGAAACTTGCAGAAACGCACGTGTTGTGTTGAGCCATGAACAACATAGTTTGCTTGATGGTGACAACGATAGGCTTTTCCCTCACGCTTCACAGAGGCGTTACATTGTGTGCTGCGATAATCAGAAGTTAGAATATCAACTAGTTCCAACAGTAATTCCTTTCAGTTAGTGAACACTTGAACTATACAGTAATTATACCACGGAATTGTACGTTTATCAAGAATTCTATTAGGTTTACGTGGGTTGCGGCAGCGTTGCCGCGATGCCGCAGGAACCACCGCAGTCCACGTAGCGCAGTGGGCCTGCCTAAAGCGGCCCCCTGCTATCGGAACTTGTTGACGACGGTGGAGTGGCGCTTGCAACAACAGTGGCCCTGTGCAGCTCATTCCATATAACCTTTCGGAGGTTAGCACGTTTGTGGACCTAACCTACATTGAGCACTGTGCCGTTACGGTTAGATTCTAACCTCAGCGTTCAATCCTTCCTGTTGATTGAAGCCTCGGCGCTGAAAGCAGTTCCATAACGTGCACGGAGTTTAGTAATATTGCCGCCGACGACCTCACTGAGTAATATATTAAATGCTGTACACAATTCAGCTAAATACCACGCAACATCACCCAGCTCATTAATTAACTGTGTTCTGTCGAGTGGATGACCATGAAAGTAATGCTTCTTGAGCAAGTCTGCCACCTCGCCTGATTCACCACATAAGCCTAGAGTGGCCATGAGAACATTATCGCGCTGTGCATCGTTATGCTCAAATGCACTTGTTGCGTGCGCCAGCTGTTGGTACTCGTTAAGGTCCATGCTTAGTACTCCAGTGCTGAGGTTAGTTTTTAACCAGAAGGAACTTGTTACTACAATCCTCCAGGGTTAGGTGGTCTGCTGATCTTGTAGGATGCAGCGACAGTGATGGTACACCTATCAACCAAGTGCGGGCCACCTGCTTAACGTTCCCTGCTACCAAGGCCGGTTATGTTGACCCCCAGTTACCTCTCAAAAGGTACGGAACTTACGTAAAAGCCTCCTTCCCTGTAAAAGCTCCGCGCTCCGAGGCGACTCACTCAGTCGCCGAATACACTTATTGTTTACGTTTAATTAATCTCTCTTTCATTATCTCCTCTAACTGTTCGGTTATTTCAAGAGTCTCAATTAGCCTACGTTCCTCCATTTGCTCCAATGTAAGTATTGTTTTTCTGGACTTATCGCTTAGGAGTATTGGACGGCGTTCTCCATCACTACGTTGAGCATCGCACATGAAGTACTCCTTGCAACACAGTTGCTTTGACTAAGAATCAATTGAGCGTAACCTATTCAGTTGTTCACGTAGCTTAGCATCATCCTTATGTATAGTTGCTCCTGCATTGTCGAGTAAAATGTTCTGTTGTATATAGTGTATATATACGTGATGCACTTCGTCTAACATGTCTCGGAGAGACAATTCGGGACGTTCATCACTTATTTCTGCTAAGGATCTTAGATCGCGGGAGAATCGACGCCTTACTAATGCGCGAAGGTCCAGCAGCCGTTCGTCATTAGAGCGCTCCATACTAGTTATTCTCCTTCCTCAATCGTTCAAGCATTTCTTGCATCTTAGGAGACATTACAGCTTTCTCTGCAGCTGCACGCATTCTTACTGCATCAGCATCAGTCCATTTAGGCTGACGACCTCTAGGCATTGGTATTGAGTTGAATTTCATCTCGTCAGCTTCGACACGGCCACTTTCTTCCTGTAGGTTTTTGAGGAAACTTTTTAGATACTTATCTCCAGGATTGAGTTTTACGTCGAACATATCCTTTAGTATTGCGTCTGCTTCTTCAGTTGTATCTACAGTCTCTACTCCTTGCTGATCTAATATAGCATTGTGTATGAGGAATACTTCACGCAGTAGTTCACTCATACTTCTTAGGTTTGCTCCATGCTGCTGCATGTTTCTTGCTATTCTAGCCACCATTTTACGATTCAGTGCTGTTTGTACTACTGTATCTAGGCGATCCAAATCAAGTTCTCCTTCTTCCCATATACCTTCAGCATATTCTACTATGCTATTAAGGCCGTCGTAACCATGTACTTTTACGTGATGGTGTAATGCATACTCAAATGTGTAGGCTTCTTTCATTGTACTGAACTGAATGAAGCCACATAAATGCTTACCTTCATAGTCTATTCTTTTGTAGAACTTATGTAGTGACCACCTTTTCTCAGGTTCTCGAGTTGAACCTATATAGTATGGACGATACTTGTTCAGTGTACGTATTATATATACGTATCCTGGTACGTCTGTTGCGTACAGCTTAGCTCTAGTGCTTCTAGAAATTGCTGATCCTCCTTATGGCTTTTATGCAGTATGTGGCGATGTTGTCACTTTGTTACTTAGGTTCCTGTACTTATACTTTAAGTGTTTCTGTAGGGTTGTTTATAATATCTTATATATATATAGTATTATATTATACCTATATATATTACTACATAATAACTTACAACCAATACTTACAGCAAACACTTATAGCTTATAAGTATATAACCTCTAAGCGAATTTGACGACAATCGCCACATACATCCTAAACGTCATAAAATTATACCAGAAACCATCGTAAGTGTCAAGCTTCCTGCAAATTTTAAGCCTGCATTCACTCCTATAGTTAATTTCTAACCAAAATCGCACTTTCAGTGCGATTCTAAGCTTGACAAATCAACTAAAGTGTGTTATAATTATACTCAGGATGAGCGTTCGGCAGCAATTTTACTCACACTAACCACAGAACGAGAATATACTCATGTCATTGCCTAAATTTATAACTAAACTTATCCCCCGGGCCCCGCGCGTAAGTAATATTCACAACTATGTCTATGCTCAGTGCGATCCGTCTAAGTGTTATTACTGCAGCGGCAAGGCGACAGCTATGGATCACGTCCTGCCGCAATCTCTAGCGCAGCTGCTACCATATTATAAGTTTCCAGCCGAACTGCTGCAGCTCGTGCCGTGCTGCACACGCTGCAATTCCATAGCTGGCAATCGATTCTTTACGAGTCTAGAAGCTAAACGTAAGTTTATTCTGTTGCGTCTACGTGAACTAAAGGTTCGTGCTCAATATGCTGAGGTGTTGTCTAAGTTGGATAACTTACTGTCTAGGTGAGTGATAGGCTAGAACTAATACTGTCTAAGTTAGTACTGTCTAAGCTAGGACTATTTGTACTATGTTGCTTAGGTGGGTGAGCGCAAAAAAGGGCTAGCCGAAGCTAGCCCCATTTGTTTACTATCTAATTCTGAGTTTGCAATTCCTTGCTACTTCTGCTAGTTCTTGAAAGAGGTTATCTAACTTATCTCTGTCACTGGCCTTGAGATACTTCTCATTCAGGCGCGCAAGCTTAGTTAAGATATTGCTGTTGTTATCAGCGAGTACTTTCAGCATGAAATCATCCCAATACTCTTTTGGCAATTCCATTTCAGCTCCTTTTGGAGCTAGCCGAAGCTAGCCCCGCGTCTAAGTTTAGAATAACCACTGTGTATTCACGGCGAGCCAGAATACTGCGATATATACGAGTATCGAAAATGGGCCTATAAGTGCAGCTAGCATAATTAGTTCCTTTAGGCCAGGAGATTTCTCCCCTGGCCCATGTGTGAGTTTACTTTAAAGCCTTGTTATGATCCTCGAGGTGCTCCTTGACTAAATTAGCGCACCATATACAGATAATATACAGTGTGCCGTTTACTTCTACTTTCAGTACATTGTGTACGTCCCATTGTTCACCACATAAAGAGCAAGGTGTCATTCTAGTTCCTTTGTGCACTGGTGCTCATCCCAGTGCAATAGAATTTAGTGTTACCTGCGGCCTATTTCTGCCCACGCATTAGTTGTGAAGTTAGCGTCTAAGTAATCTATGATAGGATGTAGGTCTTCATAATCCTCGCAAAATTCTCTAATTTCAGCAAAGGATTTGCCCATAGCAAGTGCAAATCCTACAATATCGTACCATCCAAAACACCAGTTTGACGGATGTACTTCTACGCCGAGATGAGCACACAACTCCTCGTCTATCAGTGTCAATTTAACTGGGCCAGCGGCCGGATCACTTTTGCGAGTTAATGTAAAACAGTTAGGCATTGTACTTTCCTTTGTGCACTGGTGCTCATCCCAGTGCATTTAGTATTAGGGCCGTAGTTTCCTATTTAAATCAAGTTGATAACTACGTTGGTTCTTTCTATGAACTGATGCACCGCAGTATTCAAATCAACTGGCGCCTTGTAAGACAGAAGGAAGTCGTTATGCGCACCAGAGAAAGTCAGTTCCATACTCTCCGCACCGAATACCTGACAAAATTGCAGTGCCAATTTTGCCACTCTATAATCCAGAATTACATGCGTATACTTTTTCATTGTACTTTCCTTTTGCACTGGTGCTCATCCCAGTGCATATGTGAGTTAACTAATCGTTCCAGGTTTCTAACTCGGCATCGCGTCGTGCAACACGCTCTACTATCATGTCAAGCAGGTCACTGCAACAGTTATCGCACAGTGCGAATTTAACAGGTACGCCATCTACTGTTACTACGTCCGGCTTTTGTTCGTGACATAATGTACAGGTATACATTATCAGTTCCTTTTATGAGTTGGGCTAGTCCTTGTCCTAGCCCAAGTTTCTTGTTCACCTTGTTATTTTTTGGTGGTCTTTTTTAACGCTTCCAGTCTTGCCTTGGCAATCGCCATCATTGCCTCAAGTTCTGCTTCGTTGGCATCATTAATTGCGTCCATTGCCTTCTCCTCGGACGTTTTGGTAAATTTACCCGCTTCGTCTACCAGTACTCTGCGACCAGTCGGAAATCCATCAACTTTGCGTGCATGAGTTTGCAATTTACGAGTTACAGACTCACCACCTGCCTTGAGCAGTGCATCGAGTGACGAGAACTGCACCTGTGCCTGGTATTTGACAACAGGATTTTCTGGCTTGCCCTCAATGTGGCACTCAAAGTCAATGTTAACCTTCAAGTCGGCGACTTCATAGGTAGGCATGTGAATGCTCCCTTGCGCTCCTGGCGCATTATGGTAAAGAACCGTTGGTGGCCCATTTGCCACCTACTTTAATTGTTGCACAGAAACACTTGTTTGTCAACTCGTTTTTTCTGTGCCAGTGCCGCGTTGCCACTCACAGTTATATTGTTGCATACAGGAACTGGTTTGTCAAATCGCATTTGCACTTTAAGCCATAGAATGAAAGTACATTCCCGTACACGCACGCCTTCAGGCGCCTGTATTCAGGTGCACGCACGCGCCTGTATTCACGCACGCGCGCGAAGGCCACTGGGGGGTACAAGTTCGTCGCGGCTGGGGAGAAGCACCTTTCTTGCGTGGCAACTTTTTTCTTCATAAGTAATTATCACCCCTCCTTTCTAAACGTAATTATAACACACTCTGGTTAAAAAGTCAAGTTACTTACAAATTTCGAGTGACTTAAGCTGCTGTGGTCAGCACAGGCTCAAATGTAAATTTACCGAAACTATCCTTTTTAAGTGAAAATCTCTACGAAGCCCTTGACTCTTAGACTGGGATGTGTTATACTTGATTATAGAATGTGGGCTTGTTGAGTGGCCAAAACCACTCGCAAGTAGTGTAGATAGGCTGATCACCGAACGGGCAGCTTCTCACTGCCCTTCTACACTAATATAATGAGAGCTAACTTGAGAGGTTAGCAATAATGAGAAAGTACAAAAGTAGTGAGCTATATTTTACTAACTCTTTATTACGCTTCGTAGATAAAGTAGATATCATAGAGAGTGATGATGATTGCTGGAATTGGATGGGTAATACTAGACTTGGCTACGGAGTTTTCTGGTTTTGTAATAAGAGCATAACGGCTCATAGGTTTGCGTATTGGATATTCGTGGGACCAATAGATATTGGCAAAGTAATACATCATGAGTGCAAGAACAGACTGTGCTGCAATCCTAGGCACTTAAAGCAGATAACGCACTCAGAACATTTCGCTAGTCACCCAGAGCGTCTTAAAAGAGGTTTAGGTCGTTCTCATAAAACGCACTGTATACGAGGTCACGAATTTACAGAAGAAAATACATATGCTTGGGGTGGCTATAGGCAATGCAGGCAATGCATGCAAGCTTATAGAGATTCTAAGCCACGAAAATCTAAGAGGCGTATAAAGCGCTTAACTCCTTACATAAGAAAGGATTAGTTCATGGACGAACCTAAGTACTTATATGACAAGCGTTTTGTCGAGAAGCGCAATTACGAAGTTAAATCACTCTGGCAGAATCACGAACAAATGCTACGTATGGTTGCGTTAGGCCATTCAAATGAGCATATCGCCCAAGCCTGCGGTGTGACAGCACAGACAGTTTCGAACGTCCGTAACTCGCCTATCGCCAAGGGCAAGTTAGATCAGCTGCGTCAAGCACTCGATGCTGAAGCTATCGACATCGGTGCGCGCATAAACGAATTCGCCCCAGTCGCTCTTAAGTTACTTGAAGAGGTTATTAGTGGAGAGGTTGAGGCTCCTATCGCTATTCGTGCTAAGTACGCATCAGTGCACCTTGGACGAGCAGGATTTGGTGAAGTTAAAAAGATTGCCTCAGTCAACACTCATCTCACACGCGACGATATCGAAGCGATCAAGATGAGGGCTTTAGCCTCAGCTAATGAAGCAGGCCTAATCGCATCTGACGATGCGTAAACTATTAAATGTAAGCTCGGTCGAGGGCGACCGACCGGCTCGTAAGTAAAGTTGCAATGAGTTCGGTTAAATTCTAACCATAACGAACGGACTCACTCATGGCATTAGCGACACTTACGCCTGACCTTACAGACATACTAGCAATGTGCTACCAGAGTATTGGCGTATTTGGCAAAACTTTATTGCCAGAAGCATTCAACACACCCTGGTCCACACTGCACAAAAGTATCCTTGATGCCATAGACTCGCCGCATCAGCGTATCTGTATAGCTGCTCCTCGTGGCTTAGGCAAAACTTCCCTGGCCCGCGCGTTAGTAGAAAAGTCAATCCTATTCCGCGAGTACGAATTTGTCATCTACGTCTCTAACAGTGAAACTATCGCCACTATGCAAACGGAGAACATAAAGCGTGAGCTTGTTACTAACCGTGAAATCAGGCGAATATTCGGTAACGTACAAATTAACGCAGATGATCCCGAACTGGATGAATCCTTTAGCAAACAGTCGTGGGTTGCGTTTGGTTCCACACTGGTCATGCCACGCGGCGCTGGTCAGCAAGTTCGAGGACTACTATATAAGAACTATCGCCCTCAACTAATAATAGTTGACGATCTCGAAAAGAAGGAAGAACTTGAGAACCCTGAAAATCGCCGAAAACTTAAAGAGTGGTTCAACTCTGACTTACTCAAGTGTGTAGATCGCTACTCAGACAAGTGGCGTGTTATCTACATTGACACTCTCAAACACTACGACTCACTCTTACAAGAACTTCTCACAAGCCCTGAATGGCACTCAATGCGCCTTGACTTATGCAATGATGAGTATGAATCACTCGCACCACACCTAATCAGCACCGAAGAACTTAAGCGTGAAGTAGAATCTCACCGCTCCAAAGGAATGCTTGACGTGTTCTACATGGAATACAGAAATCTTCCGATTTCTAGGGAAGATGCTACATTTCGCCAGGATTACTTTAAATACTACGAGGAACGAGAACTCGACAATCGCCACCTCGAGAACGTAATCATAGTTGATCCAGCCAAAACTGCCAATATGCACTCAGCCGACAGCGCTATTGTAGGTATTGGCATTGACTACACAACAAACGCCATCTACATCCGCGATATTGTCAGCGGTAAATTCTTCCCCAACGATTTGTACGAAGAAATGTTCGCAATGCGTCGTCGCCTTAACGCTCACGCCATTGGTATTGAGGTAACTGGACTTGAGGAATTCATCAAGCAACCAATCACCAACGAAATGTTACGCCGCGGTCCTAGCGATTCCTTCGAACCTATATGGCTTAAAGCTAGAGGCGGCGCTCCTGATGGTGAGAAAGGTAAGATTAAGCGCATCGGTTCACTTTCACCGTACTACCGACAAGGATATATCTACCACAACAAAAGCAACTGTGCTAAACTGGAAGCTCAGCTACTTTCGTTTCCTCGCAGTGGCCTCGTGGACGTTGCTGATGCCACAGCTTACATCATCGAGTTACTCGAACTCGGTGGGCGCTACTTCACAGCACCAGACTACGATCCTAACGAACTAGAGAATGAGTTCTCGTCACTAGAGTATGATCCACCACTAGATGACGATTGGAGACTAGTTTAAATGGGTAAAGAATTTACTAATCGACAGCGTAGCGTACAATACACGACCAAAGGCCGCCCTGTTCTTGCACTGGAGTTTGACGTGTTTTCAGATGGTGCTGTTTCTATGTGGGCTCATACTCGTCACGAGATTCCATTCAAGGAAATGTATGACGCCTTTGTAGCAATTCAGCAGCATATTACCAGCTTTATTGCAGACGCTGGGATGTGTCCCTTTAATCCATCCTTACACGCAGACGCGCACTCACAGATGAGTAATTAATTATGCCTTATAGTATAACGAATCCAGACAGCTTAATAGACATGGGTAACGTAGAGAAGTATGATTACAAGTACGCTTACCCTGAAGGTATGAACCTCAAGCCAGGCGAAGAACTACATCAACGCTTGCTCTCACGCTTACTTCGCTACGGGTGGGAAGCAGCTAAGGTTCAGTCCTCACGTCGTCCTGCATGGGATGAGATAAACAAGACACTCACAGCATACATCTCTTTATCTGATAAGGAAATGTTACTTAAGAAGAAAGACCAACGCAAGCCCGTTAGCATAGTATTCCCCTACAGTTACGCCATACTCGAAACATTAGTATCATATCTTGTAGCTGCATTCTTTCCTAATCCAATGTTCCGCTACGAAGGTGCTTCACCTGAGGACGTAGCAGGTGCTATCCTAATGGAGAAGGTAATTGACTTACAGTGTGCCCGTAACAAAGTAGCACTCAACCTCCATACTATGTTTCGTGACGCATGTGCATACGGATTCGGTGCAGTTGCTCCATACTGGCTTACACGCTATGGCAAGAAGCGCACACGTGAAGCTGCAGGATTCTACGATGGTGATGGTAACTTCACAGAAACTAACTCAGTACGCGGCCTACGCGAGAACGTAATCATCTTTGAGGGCAATGCTGTCACCAATATCGACCCCTACAACTATCTACCTGATCCAAACTACTCCATTCACGACGTACAGAAGGGTGAGTATGTAGGCTGGCTAGATCGTTCCAACTACATGGACTTACTTAGTGAGGAGCAAGATGATCCTACACTGTTTAATGTCCGTTATTTACGCCATACTGCTAATAAGTCTAGTGGTATTCTGGGCACTGATTCACGCACTTCTCGCACTCGCTCACTGCGTGGAGACGCTACCTCTTTCGACCGCAACATTTCGTTACCTGTCGATCAGTTTCATGTGTACGTTAAACTTATTCCTAGTTTGTGGAAGCTGGGTCCGTCAGACATTCCTGAGAAGTGGCTTTTTACTGTTGCTAATGACGCTATCATTATACGTGCAAATCCTCTCGACCTCGATCACGACATGTTTCCAGTTGGTATATGCGCTCCTGATTTCGATGGCTACTCGCCAGTAGCATACTCACGCCTCGAAATACTCGGCGGCATGCAAACAGTAATCGACTGGCTCTTCAATTCACACATAGCGAACGTCCGCAAAGCAATCAACGATGTACTCATTGTTGATCCTTATCTCCTCAACATCGAAGATTTACGTGATCCAGAACCAGGTGGCCTTGTACGCTTACGTCGTCCTGCCTGGGGCCGTGGTGTTGAAAATGCCGTTAAACAACTCGCTGTCACCGACATCACTCGCACGAACCTACAAGATGTTGCTTTCATCGTCGAGTACATGCAGACAATGACTGGCACTGATAATGCTGTTATGGGCAACTTACGTAAAGGCGGACCTGAACGACTCTCAGCACGTGAGTTTCAAGGTACAGCTCAAGGTGCAGTTAACCGACTCGAACGTATCGCCAAGATAGTGGGCCTTCAAGTAATGCAAGACATCGGATACATGTTCGCTTATCATACACAGCAATTCATGTCTCAAGATGTTTACGTGAAGTCAGTAGGTGATTGGCCCGACTCAGTTCAACGCCAATTCAACATTCAGGACCAACGTATTAAGGTATCACCTATAGACATGCTAGTGGACTACGATCTCATAGTGCGAGACGGCAGCATTCCTGGCGGCAATTTCAGCGATGTATGGACGCAACTCTTCCAGACTATCGGCTCCAACCCGGAGCTAATGCAGCACTTTGACATAGTAAATATCTTCAAGTACATCGCCACTTCATTAGGTGCTAAGAATGTAGATGCTTTCGAGCGGCAGCAGCCAGCAGCACAAGTATCAGCTGCGCCAGATGAGCAAGTCCTAAATCAGGTGGCGAATGGTGAATTAGTATCACTATTGGAACAGGGCTGATGTTAGAATTTAACCGAACTGGTCCTATGAGCAACACGATCGAGCTACGGCCTCCGTCGCTGGCAGGCCCAATCGCTTACAGCGCCGCATCCATCCCGTGGCTAACCCTCCGAGGGGTTATATGAAAGGGCCACTGCGAAGCAGGTTGGCCCGCTGATGGATTTGGTAGGTCGATCTTACAGTACAACTAATACGCTAACTGGACTGCGTGCCGTGATGCGGAATCGCGCGATCTATCGCGCAAAGGTATTTAAATGTCAGAACAAAACTTACACGCAACACTTGCAGAACATCATGCTTTACTAGAATCCGTTGCCTGGAATGATTTAGTACGCGAAATAGACGCGTGGCTTGATGACGTACGCAACAAACTTGAAATAGAAGAAGATATGAGTGAGATAAAACGATTTCAGGGTATCGCTGAAGCCTGTCGTCACTTCCTTAGTTTGCCACAGAATATAATACTTGCGTTAGAAGGAGAGCATAATGGCCGAGAACTTTGACTTATTAGATTTCGGACCAGAACCGACTCACACTGAACCTGAGCCTCAATTACCGCCTGATCCAAGTGAAGTTCCTGAGGAGCCAAATGAG